TTTGAAAAAGACCAACGAGAAGATTTGGATTCAGTAAATGAAGCCAAGTCATTATCTGACCAAGTCGTGAAACTAAGAAACTTAGAAGACGATCTGGTTTTAAAAGAAAAAGAGTTCAAAGAACTCAAAAGAAAAGTAGAAGTGGTGTCAGGGGATATTATTCCCACTATGATGCAAGAAATGAACATCTCTACTTTAAAACTAGCTGATGGTTCATCAGTAGAAGTTAAACCGATTTACGGCGCTTCAATCACTGTCGCAAATAAAGAAGCAGCGTTTAAATGGCTTCGAGATAACGGCCTGGGAGATCTTATTAAAAATGAGGTCACTGTTGCCTTTGGTCGTCACGAAGATAACAAGGCATCGCAATATGCGGTCCTTGCGCAAGGTCAAGGGTACGAACCCGTCCAGAAATTAAAGGTCGAACCCATGACACTTAAAGCATTGGTCAGGGAGCGTGTCGAGTCTGGACAGGATATGCCCTCTGATCTTTTTAACGTGTTCGTAGGCAACCGAACCAAACTAACAAGGAAACAATAAACATGAACCAAGTAACAGAGAAAAAGTCTGCACCACTTCCAGCAAATATATTTGAGGAAGATGCAGCAAAAGGTTTGGGCAATATAGGTCAACAAGACCTAGCTCTTCCTTTTTTAAAAATCCTTGGACAACTTTCACCAGAAGTTAACAAACGTGATGGTAAGTATGTCGAAGGCTCAGAGCCAGGAATGATATTTAATTCTGTCTCTGGAGAAATGTACGATGGTGTTAAGGGCATAGATGTAATTCCATGCTTTTATAGACTAGAGTACATCGAATGGAGAGACAGAGGAGAAGGTCTAGGAGCACCAGTTGCAATCTATGACTCATCTTCAGATATTATATCTAAGACATCGCCAGATGCAAATTACAAAGATAGATTACCTAACGGTAATTATATTGAGAAAACTGCATCGCACTTTGTCATTGTCTTGAGCGAGAGTCCATCCACAGCTTTGATTTCTATGAAATCTACTCAATTAAAAATTAGTAGAAAATGGAATTCAATGATGTCCGGAATAAAGATGAAAGGTAAAGACGGGTTATTTACCCCAGCATCTTTCAGCCACATTTACAGATT